CGCGATCATCCGGTACGCCAGAGCAGATGGCAGTAGATGGCATCCGCTGTTTGTATTGTTCCCGCCAAACAGCGTACTCGCGGAATTTTCGAGGGAAAACGTCAGGCACTGTCCGCCATTATCCTGGAGCTTAATGCGTGTTGTGACGCCCCAGGCCGTTGTCGCGCTGGCCAGCTTGACGCTGCCAGCTATGGAATGAACGCCTGATTGCGAGCCGGTCGTCGTGATCGCCGCGCCACCTGCCGTTAGCCCGATGCTGAATGCTCCGGATGTCAGGCCCGCCGCCAGTACAAAGTACGCATTGCCCGCTGTGATGCCAGTGGGGAGCGCTCCGGTGGTTGTAAATACCACCGTATCGTTCGCCAGTAATCCGTGGCCAGGGAGCGAGACGACACCCGGCGCGGCAATCGTAATAGTGACGGTCGGCGAGCCACCGCCAGACGGGCCGGTTATCTGCGTCCAGCCTGCAGTGACAAGCCTGGAAATGACGTTGCTCTGCAGGAGGGCCTTGGTATTGGCGATAAATGTCTGGTTTACGTTAGTGCCGCCTGCATACTGTATGGACATTTATCTTGCTCCTGCAAGGGTCATCGTGACGTTTAAGAGCGTTGCATCCGCTGGCGGAGTGAGAAGCGCCAGGGTATCGCCTGTGTTGAATGAAACCGCCAAGCCCGTGTAATTGAACAGGCCCAGCGTTGATATAGCCATCGTGCCAATGACGGACGCATTTTTATAAAACGTATAAATCGCCGTGGCGCTGGGGTTGGCCGCGCAGTGGCCGGTCGATCCGGCGAAGTTGGCGAGAAACGCCACCGGGCGCGGGAAACAGAGGATCTGCAGCAACAAGCCCGCAGGCTGCACTCCGGGCAGCGCGATAGTTACGTCGTAAGGGCCACCGGTTGCCGGGGTGCTGCCGCTGCCGCTGCTGCTGCTGGCCGCTGGCCAGATCAGAGTGAAGGAAGCAACACCGTCTATATCCGTCGATCCGTCTGAAGCGAGAATGTCCCAGGAAAGGATCTGACCCGCCGTGATTGTCGGCCCCGGAGCCGGGAGGAAAGGCTGCTCCACTAACGTATTCACGGCAGTGGAAGCCGGAATCGTCATAGTGGTCAGTATCACGCCGTCAAGGTTGATGGCTATCACCAGTGCCGCCGTGATCGGTTGACGAAGCACCGCCACCACTTTAGCGGCGTTCCCGGTGCCCTGAGCTACCAGTTCGTCCGCAATGTTGACCCCTACGGTGGAGTCTTTAACGAGGAGCGTCCGCCAGAATACCCCGCCGTCAGTTCCAAGAGCGACGATTCGTTTCCAGATCTGCTCGAACCAGATCGCCCAGTCACTCTTGGGCACGAACGACTTGCTCCCCGGCTCAACCAGAGCCGACCAGTTTGGCGGCGGAGAGATCTGCGATATCTGCCCCTTTGCGGCGGCAGCGCGAGCCGGAGTTATCATGCGCCGCTGCCTGACGACATCCGCAGATACGCCGCGATCAGCACAACCTGCATCGGGTCGGTGATAACCACTTCAAAGACGCGATCCCGCGACTTACCCAGCCTCCGCCACATGGCGCGGGCGGTGTACTGTCCCAGGTTGCCGATGTGAGCCGCCATCTCATTAGACCAGGTGTAACCACCATCGTCAGAAAACCGGAGGATCACGGTCGGCTCTACTTCAATCCGGCCCCATATAGCCGGATCGAGCCATGGCGGGACACCCGCGCCCATCTGCATGTCCAGTTGGAACTCATGGAAGTAAGTCCAGTCCATATGGACTGAGATCGGCGGGCCGCGCCGGAGACGGCGGATCGGAAACACCGAGGCCTGCCCGAGGTAATCGCTGACAGCGTCATAGGCCAGATCCATGCTCTGCCGGTAGAGGTTCCCCGCGCCTGCCGGGCCGAAGCTCCCGTTGGATCCGGTCGTGCGCCAGTCCCCCAGCACATGAACGCCAAAGGCATAGGTATGGAACCGGCCCAGCATACTGGTGAACTTGCCGGGGGTGCCCAGCCAGAACCCGCGCTCATGCCACATGGAGGTGGCCGTGTCATACACCCAGGTCGTGCCGTCGCCGTCATTGGCGCTGGGGAAGTGGAGACACCAGAAGTGATGCCCGGCCTCCACATAACACGAAGAGATCGCGTCCGTCACGGTCGGGTAACTGTTCATCGCGGATTCAACAGAGTGGTTACTGACCCTGACAGAGGCATAACCGCTGTTGCGGTAAGCCACAGCCGCGCCGGAATCTTCCTGCCCGAGCCAGAAGATACCGTCATCGAAGTTGATCAGCGAGTCCAGTGACAGAAGACCGCGCTCCATAAAGCCGGACTGGTTCCGGCCCAGCGGGAAATTGGCGTTACCCGCGTCATACCAGGTCTCCGCCGATGCGCTGCCCATGATCCAAAGCTGGCCGTGATCGGAAGCCAGGCCCACCGCGATGTCGGACGAGCCGGTCTTAAACGCGAAATCGGTCTGGTCCCAGTCAGCGCCGTTGAAGTTAGCAGAGGCGTTAAACTGATTCGTATTCGTGATCAGGCAGAAGAAAAACCCGTCTAACTCTTCCACATCCGACGCAATGATGGGATCGCCGACCGCCGTTGTCCCGTCCGCGTTATGGATCGTGAAAAACAACGAAGTCATCTGGTTCGTTGTCAGGTCATAACAATAGAGACGCCTGCCCGTCGCTATGCAGATCTGCTGGCCGTTGCAGGCGAACCGCACCGGTCCGGTGTTATCACCGTCATCGAAGGCCTGCCGGGCCTCCGGAACGAAAGTCCAGTCCGAGTACACCTCATAAACGTAGTTACCGGAAGCGACAAACAGCCGGTCACGCGGTCCCGAAGCCAGCCGGGCCACATCCTGGAAGCTGAACAGCCCGCGAATGGGCGGTGTGGGCATCGCCTGCAGGGTTTCGATACCAGGTGTCCCGTACAACACCGTGCGGGCTTTCCCGAGACCGGATTCCACGATCTCCGGGAACAGGTTCATGCACTGCTCGCAGTCCACCGCGATGGACCGTGTGGTGTACGTGCCATCTGAGGCGAAGCCGGGATAGTCGATACGGTGACGGGGTGGCGGAGGCAAAGTGATCAGTACCCGCCCGTCTGCCAGTTCCAGTTGCGTCCACCAGGTAACAGCCCCTCATCGCAGCGGAGATCCAGCGTCGGCGCATTCAGAGACTTGACCTTCGCTGTAGCCTCCATCTGTGCCATCCGGACATCCTGCGGTACCGGTCGCCGCCAGCGGATACACAGTTCAACTGCTAACTCATACTGAAGCGCCCGCCTGTAGCCCGGCCCCAGCAGCAGCGGCGTCGTAATCAGAGCGGGCGCGGTCATCTGACTCCAGCCATACAGCGCGATGGAGTTCGTCACGTTGGGCACCGGCCAGACGCTCAGCCTCGCGTTCGGGAGATATTCCTGGGCCGGGTTGTACCAGGCCATAGTCGGGTAAGTGGACTGAGTCGTCTTCAGCGTGATCAGTTGCCACTGATCAAACGTCACCATCTCAATGGGAAATTCCAGTCCGGCAGTTGTGACCAGACTGGCATCCTCGATCTTTGGAGGCCGGTCAATAACGAAGTCGGTGGCGGACGGCCCAATCGTATAGTGCTGCTGACCCGCAACCAGGGGGAACAGCTTGCGGTCAATCGAGAGTACGAAGTACCGCTGAGCATTCCACTGGTCAATAATGTCGCCAAGGATCGCCAGAGACTCCGTCTTCTCTTCCGGGCTGCCCCCGCGCCCCGGTGCCATCATGACGCCGGAAAGTCTCAGTCCGGCATTCACAATGTCGGACGCGAGTACCGGCATTACTGAGCACCCGGAATCGGCATCATCGCCAGCGGCCCGCCAGGCTGCGGGTTAGCTGCCATCGTGCCGGTAGTTCTTGGCACGCCAAGCGTGGGGATATCGGCCAGCATCGCGTTGCCTTTGGCCGTTGTGACGTACTGCTGGTTGAGCGCCCGCATGTTCATGAGCGCCGCGTTCGCCTGCGGAACGAGCATCGACAGAATGTCAGGCGGGGTTCCGAGATCCGCCGCGATCTGCACCGCCAGATCCCACTGCAGGAACTTCGCCCAGCCGGGCGGCAGCGTGACAGTGTCAAAAGTGGTAGCGAACTGCGCGATAACCGTCCAGGCGAACATCGAGAAGGTGGGAGTTGCGGATGGCACCGGCCACACCTTGATCGTGGCTATCGGGTTTCCGTAATCGCAGAACGCCTTGAGCACAACCACTGAGGTGGCGGCCCGGTCACGAATCGCCGCGAAGTTATCGGAGCTTACCAGTTCCACATCGTGTTCGATGCCGCCCACGGTATGAGACAGAGACTGAATCAACACCGGGCGGGGCACCAGGGGGAAGTCCGCAGCCGCTGGACCAACCGTATAGGTGCTCTTCGCGGAAGCTGCCGCCAGCGCGGTCGCAACTGGCGGTAACTGGTTCAGGCGGTCAGCGTTGAGTTCGTCTATCCGGTCATTCAGCCGCTGGAAAAAGTCAGTGGTTTCCGAAGCGTTCAGCGTCTCGCCGGGTGCGAGCGAGCCAACCAGTCGCGCGGCGGAAGTGAGGATATCCAGAACCTGCATGTTGTGCTCCTTACGCCGATGCTGTTGTGGTTACAACCGACAAAAGCTCGCCGTGAATCATCTTCAGGTCGTCGTACTTAGCCTGGAGATCGTCCAGACTCTGCTGAAGTTTGACCTTGGGCTGAGCAGAATGATGGCTAATCCTGGCCTGCAGGGCATCGCGCTGTGCTACGGCCTCAGCTAGCTCCGCTTTCATGTCGGCGTACCTGCTCTGAAGGTCCAGGAGTTCCTTAGTAAGTGTCTGCAACGCGACGTTACCGGAAGCCTGGGGAGTCTGACTGGCACCAACCGGGGTGTAAGGGTCCGGGGGATAGGGTGTTTCCCGCCAGCCGTCCGTGGCCAGTTCGTCAAGATGAACGGGGGTTTTCGCAATGATAGTGGCCCCTTTAGGACCATGGAGAGTCTTGGGGTACTCTACCGGGACGTAATCGTTGAGATATTTGGTCATAGATATAAAAAAAGGGGCAGCGTTGCCGCCACCCCCTCAATCGTTAATGGATTAGCCCTGAATACGGCAGGCCATCTCCGGGCGGAGTGTCTGCCAGCCGTACAGCACATCGATACGGACGGGCATCTTATCCGTGGTGATGTCATACGCCTGGACCACGCGGAGCGAGATCCCGAGCGACTTGTCAACCGAACGGAAAGCCGCAACCACACCACCGGTCGGCAACGGAAGATCCGCTGTCGCCAGGGTAAAGGCATCGCGATGGAACGCGAGACCAACCGGGCTGGAAGTCGAGGCGATAGCGCCCTGACCGGCAGCGGCCACCGAGTAAACGGTGACCAAAGCGCCGTTGGCCGGAGACGCGGTAACCGTCTGGCTGACACCGGAGGTGACAATAGACGGCGAGATAGCCAGCGCGACCAGACCGCCAGCGGTAGAGTTAGCGTCCGCAGTTACAACAAAATCCTGCAGGCGGCCAGTGGTCAGCCGGGTCTGGGGATTGACGGCATAAACGCCCGTCGAGCCGGAACCAAGCTGGACGATGTCACCGGCCTTGAAGACGCCGGTAATAGAGGCCGTCAGACCGCTAAGGTTCAGCGTTGCGCCGGTCTGGGTAGCACCGGACACTGCGGGAGTACCGCCGAGTGCGCCGAGGGTCTGAACGCCTGCATTCTGATCCATAAACCACTCGAAACCAAGCGCAATACCCATCTGACCCTTCTCGTACTGCTCTTTGATCTGCGTCGAAGACTGGAAGAGGCCCTTGAGAGCGTCCACGATGGTCGCTTCAAAAATGGGGTTGATAACAACGGAACGCCTGCCGTCCATCGGCGTGGCACTGTTCGAGAGAACTGCGCCCGCTGTCAGGTAAACAACGGCAGTGGCGGGAGTAGTGCCAACCGTACCAACGGTGTTGTACACGTTGGCGTACTGCTGCAGGCCGTCGTAGTCGATCTTATTGGCGATTGCGGAGATTGCCGGTTCCAGCAGGCGTTCCGAGAAATCGTCAATCGACAGGAGGCGGTCAGCGGTGGTGAAAGTGAAATCGACGTGCGCCTGGGTAGTCAGCGTCAGCGCAACCTGGGTTTCAGTAATGTCCTGAACCGAAAGGGCAGCGCCGGTAGTAACACTGAACCGGGCAGGTTTGCGGATGTTGAGAACAGTGCCGATCTTGGCACCGTCAACGCCGAAGGCATCAGAATACTGCCTGTTGACGCGCTTAGTAAAGGTGAGGTTGTTTTTGAGCACGAACAGAGCTTCGTTCGTGATCATCGAGATTGTTAAGAGTGTGTTGGCCAATGAAGTATCCTCGCGCCATGGGGCGCTGTGTCATTGGTCAGAAACGGATAAACTTAACCCCGCTGTTTGCGCCGCAACATCCGTTCCTGTTCCCGCTGGTCCCTGTAGACCTCAAACGGAAGGTTCGGATCGTCAAGACGAACTGCAGCAGAACCCGCTCGGGTTCCCACTGGTTCAATCGGGGCTGGTGCCGCACTGACCGGTTTCGGTTTAGCGGGCGGTGTCGATACTGCTTTAGGCTTGTTGGTTACAAGCACGGGGCCATTGCCGGATATCTGAAACTCCAGCTTCGTCAGAAGCTGCGCG